ATTTGTCATTCCTTCCGCCACTTTCCTGGCATATAAATCAAGAGGTATCTTCAACTTCTTAGCTAGTGCAACCTGCGTCTGCGTCAACGTGATTTTTTTCGGGGCAACGTTTCTGCTTGCGGGGGCTACAACATTACTGCTCGTCCGTTTCGATTTCTCCTCTAACCCAGGGAAATTTTCGGGGAACTTCTCACGGATACGAGAATTTACTCGCTCGTAATATTCATCTGAAGTTGGATCAACTCCAGACTTAACTAGCTTCTCATGCAACCCCAAAGCAAAGCTAGTCATTTCCTCATCATCCCCAAACCACCGATTTTGTTGTTGCCATGCAAGTGCTTTTGGGTCTGCCCGAGGAGGTTCTGGGGCGGGTCGTGGCGCTATATTTACAGGAGTTTCTTGCTCTTGTAAAGGCTTTTTAGATTCGCGGGTATTTGTAGATAGTTTATCTAACGTCAACCGCGCTATAGTTAACTCGTCTTGGGCCTGTAATAGTGCATCAGAATCACCAGAGTCATAAGCTTCTTTATATTTCTGCTTAGCTTGGTTTAGCTTCATCTCCGCATTATCTTTAGCCGTACCAACAAGCAACGTACTGCTAGAACTTAAATCGGTTTTAAGTCGTTTATTTTCTTCGACAATCTGCTGAGCAAACCTTAAAGCCTCTTCACGCTCACGTAGGGCAGCTTCTTTAGCCCGACGCTCATCGTGGTAACCATGCGACAGTTTCTTGATCCGTTTCTGAACACTCTCGTCGTATTTAGAAAGTTCGTCGTCAGTAACTTCACCAACAGGCTCAGGTAATGGCTTTCGTCCTTTATCAGGATCGGGCGTGTCGTCAATCACCTCAATATCAAACTCAAACCCATCATCACCTTTAGTCTCTTGTTTGGCTTCTGGTTCTTTCTCGTCAGGAAACTTGAATTCAGTTTTATCCATACATCACCTCACGCACGCTGAATGCCACGGGGATCTTCCACCACAGCCTCAACGGAATCATCGTTAATAATCCGAAACTCACGGTCATGAATCTTGATACGAGTGCCAGTATTAGCACGAGTAACAATAAAGTCTCCCGGTTTACACCAAGGCCCAGTGGGGAAACGATTCTGATCGGCATACGCCATATCCCCCAGAGCAACAACAAAGAGCACGTTACTTAGTAACTCTTCATATTTGACCGTCGTATCAGCTTTAATAATCCCACTATCAAATTTATTCTCGATATTAGGGAGTGTGCAAAGGATCTTATAACCCTTAACAATTGGTAGTTGCTTTGCTCTTTCTTTAGCGTCTTCAATTACTGCGTCTGCTACTTCAGTCATTTTCAAATTCCTCATAACGTTGCACAAGGTCTTGTACTTCCATCCTTGCACGGCGCAGACCTTGGATTACGCCGCACAAATTTCGATATTCAGCAAAGTCTTTACAGTTTCCTTCAGCCATTGCATCACTTACTTCCCGCTCTCGTTCTTTGAGTTTGTTAAATAAGTGATCAAGCATTTGCCTTTCATGGGTCATTCAGTATTCCTTTTTGTCATCACAGATTTAAGTAAATCGGCTTGAATCTTTTTATCAGCCTGTCGGTTCTGATTCATCAACCGCACATTCTCTTTCTGTGCATCAATCTGAATGCGCTTATCTTCGTTTTGTAATCGGGCAGTGGCGAGTGCGGTATCAGCCTGATCTTTAGCAGCTTTGCGCTGCTGCTCCATCATCTTTATTTGAAGCTCTTGCTGCTGCATCTGAACCAACGGATCTTGCGCCATCTGTTGGGATTGTTGTTGCGCGGCTTCACCTTGGTGAATCTGAAGCACTTGTTGGGCAGCTTGTGCCACATAACGCGCCATCGCATACTCTTCAGGTTCAGAGAGTTGTTGTTCTGGCGTAGGTAAGGGTAACCCGACACGTTGCTCAATCTCTTGACGGTACTGGAACCCTAAATGCTCAGCGACGTGCGCCATCATTGAGGCTTGCAACTGCTGCCCTATGGGGTTTTGCCCAATCATTTGTGCAATCTTCGGGTCTTGTAAGAAGGCCATATGCGTTGAAATGTGCGCTTGATGGTCTTGGTAGATAAACGCTTTAAGGGGGGTTCCTTTTAATGCGTCCATATTCTCAGTCACCGGGTCTTTGGGTTTCTGATCATCCGGCAGTGGTACAAGTTTGTCGGCGTTAGGGATACCCAGCACATCCAGCATCTGCCTATGTAGGCGAGGTAGGTCGTAGAGCTGTGGCGCTCCTTGGGCTAGCTGCAAGGCAGCTTGGTACTGCACAACCCGCTGAGCCATCGTCGAGGCGTTGGGGTCAGACACCGGGATAACTTCCACGATGTCGTAGTCTTCGGCTTTAACTTGCGGTGTGCCATCTTGCGGCACGTAGCTGTAATCAGGTGAGGTGTATTCCCTAATGATTTCTTTTAGCAGCTTGAACTCTTCTTTCATCGCCGCATGGATGCGAGCCTGCACAGCACCCATCGTTTTTAACTGCCGCTCAAGGAGAGCCAGCGTTGTACCCACCGGAGCCTGACTCGACATATCGCTGACTTTCATATCAGCCATACCACTGAGCCGTCGCGCTTCTTCGGTGATTTGATTTAGTAAAGCGAGGAGAACCTGACTTGGTTCTTTATAAGGCAATGGCAGAATGTTGTCTTTGATTGCACCCCCCGGCACATCCACATCTCGCCATTCACCCGGAGCGATAGGGGTGTCATCGCCTTTGATCCGCAGCCCACGAGCCTTCAACCCGCCGGGAAGATTAGATAGCGACCCTGCATCTACCAACTGACGGATCAGCATGGTGCCTGCTGTGGCGTAGCCACCAATAATATGTATCAGCCCAAAGCCATAAGCCCCAAAGCCTGGGATGTACATATAGTGTACAAAGTGCTGCCGTGCACGTTTTTGTGGGTCATCTTCTCTGTAATTTCTGCGAATGGCTAAGACTTTGTTCGTGCCTTTATCAATCGTAATGACGTAGGGTAGTGGCAGTTCCTCTTCGTACCCCGGCAAGTCATACTCGATATGCACCTCGCATATCTGATACCGCTCATCTTTAGTCTGCTCAATACCTTCTTTCTGAGCTTTAGCTTTCTCAATATCTGTTTGGGTTGCTAAAGGTTCGCCAATATCAACATCGCGGTAAAACCTATTGACCTGCAACCGCTTAATATCATTTTTAGTCTTACGCATCACATGCGTAAGGCGGTCTGTACGTCTAATGTTTGTTACACCATATGGGAGGATGACATCCTCGGCAGGTACATAGAACGAAACTTGGCGTTCCAACGACGGATCGTAGTAGACCTTCTTAAATGACGAGCCAGCTAGCGCCACACCCCATAACGCACGCTCATGCTCTGACCGATACTCAGGCATCTTGTCAGTTAGCTGATAGTTCATATCAGCCTTCACGCGCTTGCCTGCTTCTTCGATCTCAGGCGTAAACTGACCGATAATCTGTGTCTTCACAGGCCCACTTGCTGGGAATGTCTCCATGATTGATTCACTCTGAAAGCGAATCGCAGCTTCAGTAAGCAGGGTAGAGAATACACCACACGCACCATCCCAAGGCTCTGTTACCTCGTCATAACGTAGGCCCAGCACATCCAAACCTTTTACATAGGTATCCGCCCAATCCTTGCGACTATTAATATCAGCCTCAATCAATTCCATAATGTCGCCTGCAATCTTTTGCAGTTCGGCTTCGGTCATGTACTCGGCAAGGTTGGAATCAAACTCCTCAGCTTTTTCCTCTTCTTCAGGCATCAAGTCGATCTCTACCCCGTCGATACCAATTTTTACGGATTCAGGGTCTTCGATCTCAATCTCAATAGGCGCTTCGCCCATCGCCAAGGCTTCAAGCCCCTCGGGTGCACCGTACAAACCTTTATCAATAGCCATGATATGTCCTAACTTAAGTAGTACCCGCGCTTAGCGCCACGAAACCCACGGAAATATTGCAACTCATCGGGTTCATCTGTTGGAAGGCGCAAAAACCCACCATTCCTAAACCTTGCTAATGCTAGCGTAGTTGCATCCACATAGTCATCATGCTCGCCTGCTGGGAAAGCTGCAATCTCATCGATTAATTCTTCTGCCCATCGAGTGTTTGGCACCCACACACGTCCCGATTGAATGATGTCAGACACCGAATTGAGTCGAGTTATCTTGTCGTTACCCTTGCTGGGAGTAAATTCTGACACCGACACACCCATACGCCGCAATTCTTGGTAGAGCGAGATACCTGAAACTTTTTTCTCTACTATGAGCGCATCGGGCTCGTACTCTTTATGTAGTTCTAACACCTTTTTCTTGAGTTCATAGAACTCAAGCCGTGCTTTGTAGGCATCTAAAAGAATAATGTTTGTCTCACCTTCCTCAGTTGTCCAGACACCCCACGTTGTACACGCAGAAAAGTCCGAACGATTAGTCGTTTCGTACGCCGTATCCCACGACTGAATAATAAAATCGCATCTTGGAGGATCATCTTTTTCCCATACCTTCCACCATTCGCGCTTAACGATGGCACCTTCTTCAGAAGTCGGCTGTTGCTGGTACTGAGCCTGCCATTTTGAGTTGGGAAGCTCCTCTTTTAACGCAGAAAGCTCATCTAACGACCAAAATTCAGGCCAAAGTGGGTTACCAGAGGGCAAAATCGCAGGAAATTCGATCACTTCCCACTCATCACCCCCTCTTTGCAGCGAATTTTTGATAACTTGACCCGTTAAATCCCTCAAACCCCACCGAGTCATCACAATAACGATGGCTCCCCCCGGTTGCAGACGCTGTCTTGGGCCTGATGTGTACCACTCATAGACTTTATCGTAGATCTCTGGGTTGACTGCTGCCAGCGCAGCCTCTTGTTCCGAGTGTGGGTCGTCAATAATTAACAGGTCCGCACCTTTACC